GTTAACTCTAATCATGTCTCAAATGGAAGCGTTACATGCAACCACAGAAATGATGTTCAATGGTCTGCACATTGATCACGACAGATTAAACAAGTACACAGTTGAGGTTGTTGACGAATACGTAGAAGTAAAAATCAAGTTGGAAGACTTGGTTACTTATGATGGTCTTGTTGAGGATATAAACAGTCCTAAACAATGGAGCCAATTCTTTTTTGGTGGAACAAAGAAAGTAAAAGTCAAAGAAGAAGTAGGTGTCTACAAGAACGGCAACACTAAATATAAGCTGGTAGAAAAGAAAGTTGCAATCCCACCATTCATCAAGTATGTGCCTGATCCAGACAAAGTTTCAGAAAAGACTGGTCAAATATCAGTAGATGATTCTGTGCTCAACGACATGCTCAGACACACGTTTGATCCAAAAGCTATAGCAATCATCAATGCGTTGCTAAAGTATCGTGAGCTATCTAAGCAGCTTTCTACGTATGTACAAGGTCTTAGTAAACACACAATCGGTGAATTTATTCATGGCAAACTAAATCATACATCTACTGTTACTGGTAGATTGTCATCAACTAATCCTAATTTGCAAAATATTAGTAATAACCCTATTAAACAAATCTTTAATTCGAGGTTTAATGATGGTCTGATTGTTGAAGTTGACTTTAATCAACTAGAAGTAGTTGCCCTTGCCCATGTTACTAGAGACAAACAATTGATTGCAGACATTTCTAAAGGCATCGACATCCACAGTGCTCTGTACAAAGACATGTTTGGCAGGATGCCAACAAAAGAAGAGCGTAAACCGTTCAAATCAAGGACATTCCAATTGATCTACGGTGCTGGAGCCAAAGCAATTAGCAAACAAGCTGGCTGTAGCCTTGAAGAAGCTAAGAAGTTTATTGATGTGTTCTACACACGCTACCCTGATGTAGCTAAGTGGCACAAAGACTTTGCTGTAAGGGCAGAGCTTGAGAGCTTGTATCAACTTAATGATGATGGTTTCCGTGAAAAAATAAAAACATTTGTATTTCAAACGGAAACAGGAAGAAAGTTTTGTTTCAGGGAGTATTTCAGTGACAGCACATGGTCACCAAAAACATACAACTTCAGCCCAACAGAGTTGAAAAATTACCCTATTCAAGGATTAGCTACTGGAGATATTGTTCCAATGATGTTGGGCATTATCTTTAGAAAGCTGGTAGGCAGAGATGATGTGAAGATGGTTAACACTATCCACGATTCTCTAATGTTCGATGTTGACAAGGACTCAGTAGTTGACTTTATTTTGGAGATCACAGACATACTAAAAGACACACACAAATATTTTGAAAAGATTTTTAAAGCACCATTGGCCCTGAAGCTCAATGCAGGGGCATCCTATGGACTAAATTGGTTTGACATGAAAGAAATGTGATATGGCAATGATGACAGGCATCGTAGAGTCCACCTCTACAAAAGACGTAAACACCAAGTTTGGCACTAAACCAACTTACTCAATGAAAGTAAACGGCACTTGGATTAAGTGTGGGTTTAAAAACCCAAATGTCGAGGCTGGTTACGAAATTCAGTTTGATGGTGTTACAGGTACGTATGGTGTTGAAACTAAATCTGTAGAAGTTTTACGAAAAGCTGTTGCTAGTTCTGCACCTGAATCAACAATAGTTGCAGCACCGACTGCTGTAGCAGTTCCAAAAACATCTTACGGTGGTTACAAAGACAAAGTTTTTCCTGTACCCCCTCTTCATGGTGATAGAGCAATTGTTCGTCAGAATGCTCTTGCTCGGGCCACTGACATCTATATTGCTGCTCGTGGGGGCAAACCATTTGATTTGGAAGCTTCTACGCTTGATCTTATTATTCAGTTTGCTCGTAAGTTTGAAGCTTATACAGCAGGTGATCTTGACATGGCAGAAGCTATGAAAGAAGATGGAGGTACTGGACAAACAGAGTTGCAGTTGTCGTAACTTTATGGGGGCTATTAAGCCAGTGTTCGAGGATGTTGACATGTATAGTTTTCTGGCTTTCATATACATCTAGTTGAAAACAAAATCGAAGCCCTCTTTTTTTTTAATCAATCCCAGGAGTTAGTATGAAAGAAGTTGTCCAAGTTAAACGTGGTCGTGGTCGTCCTAAAAAAGTAGTTGCACCAGTAACATCAAAAATTAAAACAATAAAACCAACCTACATCTATAAATCTGTAGGTTTAGACCAGAATGTGATTCAAAAAATAGATGCTATAAGAACCAAATTGTCTGAACAGCTTGGTTTTAAAGTCTCGTACTCTGATGCTATAGGACATCTACTAAAGATTGCGGAGAGCAAATGACACCTATGGAACTGTACGAACTGCTAAACAATGCAGCAGTTAAATTTGAAGTTATAGAAATGTTTGATGGTGCAAGAGTTCTTAACATCCATGTGGAAGAGGAGGATGTAGATGAGGGCACTGATTGATGGTGACATAGTTGTCTATCGTGGTGCTGCGTCAGCAGAGAAAGAAGAACAATGGGTAGCCCTTGCTAGGGCTGACCAGATGATTCAAGACATTCTTGAAGACACAAAGGCTACGTCTTACAGCGTGTATCTAACAGGCACGGGCAATTTTCGAAGGGAGATTGCTCCTAGCTATAAAGCCAACCGACCTGATGAAAGGCCAGCACACTGGCAAGCTGTGCGGGAGTTCCTAGTAACACACCACAAAGCCCAAATGTGTGATGGCTATGAAGCAGACGATGAGATGGGTGTACAACAAGACAAGGTAGGTGGGACTACTGTAATTTGTAGCATAGACAAGGACTTGCTACAGATACCAGGAAAACACTATAACTTTGTAAAAAAAGTCACCCAAGAAGTTACTCCAGATCAAGGTTTGAAGTTTCTTTATATGCAGAGTCTCATAGGTGACAGGAGCGATAACATCATTGGTGTAGCTGGCTTAGGCCCAGTAAAGGCAGAAAGAGCTTTAGCAGAGTTGTTGCCTGAAGAGTGGTATGACAAATGCCGTGAACTCTATAACGATGATGAGCGCTTCCATCTCAATATGAAATTGTTGTACATCTGGCAAAAGCCCAACGACAGTTGGGAGCCACCGCAGGTGGGCACAACAACAACCGACTCGCCCCAAGGCGGGGAGGCAACACAACAGCAGGAACAACAATGAATGCAGACTACCTCATTGCTAACGCAAAACAAACAAGTGATGTCATGTATAGGGATGGAGTAGCAGAAGATCGTTTAGCTTACCGAGTAGGTTTGTTAGAAGTCTACATAAAGCAACTTTGTATTACTATTAAAGATCGTGAAGAAGAAATCATAAAACTAAGCACCAAGAGCAATGCCAAGACCTAAACAACACAACCCTTCAGGATATCGCAGCGGCTTAGAAGTTAAATTCCAGGCTGCTTGCGAAGCAAAAGGGTGGAAGCTGGGGTATGAACAAGACAAGATTAAGTACGTAATACCTGTAAGCAACCACACCTACACACCAGACTTCACTGTTATTAATAACGTGTACATAGAAACCAAGGGTCTATGGACAGGAACTGACAGAAAGAAAGCAGTGCTTATCAAAGAACAGCACCCAGAAATTACGATTCTGTACGTGTTACAACGCAATCAAGGGCTGTCTAAAAAGAGCAATACAACCTACTTGGATTGGGCAACTAAACATGGCCTTGATGCTTGTGTGTTCTCAGACACTAAACATTGGTCAGAATACATTATGAGGCACATATGAAAACTTTTTCAAAAACAGAGGGTAAAAACATAAAGACTCCCCTGTGTTACTTTAAAGAGATTAAAGAAGTAACTGAGGAATCTTTTGAGGTTGGCAGTTATCCTACTAACAACATCTTTGAAAGGGGTGTGTATACGCTTGGTTACGGAGATCAAGTTCAACCACTGCGCCCTGGCAGTCAAGATTTTTTAAAACACAAGTCTAAAGGACTAGGAGACAAAACATGAACATACAAGCTCTAACGGCTGTAAGAAAGATGTACAACGTTGATTATGTACCTGCAAGCACCAACCGATATAACCAACGTCAGTGGGTAAGAGCCTTGCGTATTTTAGGTAACAACTGGTTGCTTAAAAAACAAGTAAGTCGTAAACAAGAATATAAAGAATGAACCCTAAAGCCACACATCTTTCAGGTATGAAGTGTCTTGAATGTGGAGCAACAACATCTGTAAAAGCAACTAGATCAGAGGATAACAATGTTACTAGGATCAGAGAATGCTACAACAACCACAGGTTCTACACCCAAGAAATTGCTATAAAAATGATTAAACGTTATTCTGTGGGAAGAGACAAATGAACGAGGAAGACGAAGCATTTGAGCAGTTGGCCTTGAAGCAGGGCCAATGGCAACACCCTGGCG